CTGCCATCATCCACGTGTTGCCCTCGTACACCGTCTCGGCCATGCCGTAATCCACTGGCGATATCAACGCCAACGCCGTCTCCCTGCGACACCGGCGCTCGCATTTGATTCCGTATCGTGTACCGCATCCTGGGTCATGGTGTCTGGCGTGTATGAGCTCGTGGCACAATGTGCAGCGGCGCTGGCGTTGGTTGAGCCAGTCGGCCAATAGGATGAGCCTGTGCCGGTCGTCGTACAGGCCGCATATGTCGCGTGGGAGGTCGCGCGATACGATTGACAGTCCCATGGATTCCGCGCTCCGATGAAGGTCCGCAACGGTCTTGTTATCCACATTCCTCTCTTCCGAAAGTATTGTTTTTCGAGAAGTACTTTTTTTCTGTTTGTCAAGTTCCGCTTGACAGTTGGAGTGTCGTATGTGATATTTGAATTAGCTCATCTACATGTTGTAGAAGGAGTCTTCGGAGTCGTCCTTAACGGGCGGCTCTAGTTTTTTATTGGATTTTTGTGCTGAATCTGGAGTTATATTCCTTTTCCAGCTTGTCTATGCTCCATTGGCGGTTTACGTAGTACGCGGTTATGAGTACCCAGTAATCCCTTCGTTCTCCTAGAACAACGAGATATTGTTGGTTTGGAAGATATATCTTCACTCGATCCTTGTTCTTGTCGTTTTTTCTCCATACCCAAGGCCGCGTGCATTGGGCGTATTCGCATATTTCGCAGAACGGATGATGCTCCACTACCGGTCTGGGCCAGCTGATGCGTTCGCTGCGTTCGGCATCCGGAAGCCGTGAGCCGGAGTTGTCCTGATTGCATGTGGTCAGATGCATGAAGGCTTCCGGATAGATTCCGTCGTAGGGCATTCTTTTGTAGTGTACGGGTTTCCCGTCGTATTGGAAGGACTCTCTGAACTCGTTCTGGAATACATGGAACAGTCGTTGCTCATACTGCTCCCATGTCTCTCCGTGCTCTTGATTCCAAGGAATCAATCCGGGCAGCCAATGCGGATTCATCTCGCCCTCCATACGAAATAGTTGAACTTGGTCTCCTTCAGCAGTGTGCTCCGGTCTAGTTTGTATCCCGACCGTTGAATGATTCGTTCGATGATTCGGCGCTTCGCCATGCTCTGATGCTGTTCCGGCAGTTTTCGCTGCGAACGGCATACTGCGCCGATGAGTATGTCGGTGAGCTGCATGATCTGTACTTCGTCGGAACGTATCGGCTGGATTTTCTGGATGATTCTGTGATCGTAATCGTACATGTTGTTCGAACAGACATCCCATAATTGGCTGACTCGAAAACTCGAGTGTGTGTCTTTGATGTCGACGAACACGTTATAGCTTTGCTTTGGATCGAAGATGACCTTGAGCATCTCGAAGTACATTTTGTAATACCAGGTGTTGTGGTCCTGATTGTATTTCTCGTGGTCAAGTAGATTCTTGTCCGGGATGAGGAGCGCGCGGAACGATATGTCATCGTCATCGAAGAAGTAGTCCACGAGATCCAGATAGAGCGGCAGCATACGGTCTCGTGCCTTTGCCCATTTCACCTCATTCGTGGCGCATATGCCATGTTTCTGCTTGATTTCTTTGATTCTGACGCATATCTCTTTGCGTTTTTCTTTTGGCGCGATGACGGCTCCCAGAGCCATGCTGTTCGAATCATCATGCTCAAGGTGACATGTCTCATCGCAATACAGGTTGTATTCGGTCATTCGTGTTCCTTTCAATCCATCAATCGTCGGGCGTCTCGGCTTCGAGGCGTGCGTTCGGATCCTTGTTGGCGGCCATGTCATAGTCTTCGGGGTGCGCGGCGATACGGTCGATGAGATCATCGGTGATCCGGGACTCGCGCTCGCGGGCTTCGTAGGCGCGGGCGGCCTCGCTGCCGAGTGCTCGTGTGTAGATGTCGAGGCTGGTGAGCCCGAATGTGGAGGCGATGTGCTCCACGTCGGACGTCGTGAGCGGCGCTTCATATCGGAGCCTTACGTGCCAGTAGTTGTTTCTCATACCGCTCTTTTTTGTAGAACTCGGCATTTGTTATTCCGCTTCGTTTAACGAGATCTCGACATATGTCGATGATTCTCTTGCTGTCTTCGGTGACTTCATTTCTGGCAATGCTTCCCATGCCCAACATGGTACCCAATTGAGAAGGATTTGTAAAGAATACTTAATTGAGTAACAATAAACTTACTCAATTAAGTACGGTAAGAATTACCGCAAGGCAATGAACAAAGAAAGGAGCGGCAAGACAGATGAGTGAGACGGAAACCATCGCAAGGAATCTCAGCGGCGAGCTCGCACGGCATCGCAAGACACAGGCCGCGCTCGCCAAGGAACTCGGCATGAGCGAGAAAACCGTCAGCGAACGACTGCGAGGCAAAGGAGCATTCGATACCGAGCAACTCGAGAAAGCCGCCGGAATGCTCGGCATGAGCCTCTACCAGCTGATGATGCTGCTCCTGCAGCCGATAGACGGCATCACCAAATTCCACGTCTGACACCAAAAAGGAACCACAATGACAAACCGAATCAATTACAAGACGCGACGAGCCATCGTCAACGCCATCATCAACGAAACAAAAGACCACGGCGACGCCATCCGACCACTCAACTGCGAACGATGGGACGACATCACCATAGATGAATACGAGCCGCACTGTCCCGTCATCACCGGTGAAATCATCATCGACCTCTACGACCTCGCGGACCTCATCCTCGACACCATCGGCAGGGAACCCTCCGACCGGTCCCCGGTCGGAGCTGACTCTCACGTCTCCGAACCGCTAGAACTCCTCACGGACGAAACCGGCATCATCGCCGCGAACCAGAGGTGATTGTGGTGACAATTCTGTTCTACCGAGCCAACAGGTGCATGGTTGTCAGTCCTGTTGAGGATTTTCGTCGAGTGTTGGATCTGCCAACTCCGAGTGTTCCAGGAGAACCTCGTCCACGAAATAATGCACTTCAACGTCTGTGGAACCGTATCCGAGGTCGTCGCTCCACTTCCTCATATATTCCCAGACAGCGCGTTTTTCCCGGATGTCCAGAAGACGCCGTGCTGGCAATCGATATGGCAGGAGGATGCGTCTGGATACGTGGGACTTCTCCAAACGGGTGGGTTCCTCTAGATATTCCAGGGTTACACGCACGGATTCCCGAGCAGTTTCGGAGGTCGGAAGAATGATCGCCACAAAGGCCTCTCCGGGTTTTAGCAGGGCCACGTCTTCCACTACCTCGAATCCCCTCTCGTATTGCGGGCCTTCGAGCATCATGAGGACTTCGCAGGAATCGTCACTCGACAGTTTGATCGCGTGCGCGGTTCCGTCTCCATCGTTCCGCCAGTCAACGAACAATGTGGGACGTCTAAACCCGCATATCGCGATCAAAGGTACAAGTCGTTTATCGGCATGCCGAAGAACGCCTTTTCGCGGATTGATAGCGACTCTTCCGCGAGTATGCCAAGGCCACCAGATGGTCACTCCAGTAAGGATTGCAGACGCAATGGCAGCGATAATCGCGACCACGACACCGGCCCATGTGGCCACGACGGACGAATCCATAACCCACCAGCTTCCACGACAAAGGGACGACCAATGAGAACAACAGTACAGCAGAAGCACACCGACGGAACCATCGCGACCCTGCTCAGAACAGCCCTCGCCAACCGGCACGACGGAAACACGAAGGCATACCACCAAACCCTCAACACGCTACGCCTCGCCATCGAAGCCAACATCCCCAACCCCGAACCGGCACCACCCGAGGAACCGGAGGAACCCGGACTGTACATCACCTCCGGCGCACCATACTTCCTGCTCTTCCGCACCGCCGGAGGCGACTGGGTGCGGTGCACGCTCGAATTCGGCGACGATGACGATCACAGCCACTCAGCCCCACCCATTCGTCAGGACGGGGCACACAACGACAACAAGCAAAGGAACCACAATGAAAGTCACCGCACCAAACGAAACCAGACAACAGAAGCTCAAATACCTCACCGACAACGGCTACCTGCACAATCTGCGAGGAGAGTTAGGCATGTCTACTAAAACGCTAAGCCTCCTCACAAAACTGCCAGATGACATGTTCACAGCCCTCATCCCAAATGATGCGAAGAACGGAGCTACTGGAAACGTGATTCTTCCAGAAGATTTGGTGAAAGCCATGCGCAGAGGCTCCAAAGAACTCCAAGCCAAATACAACACCACCGACATGATCGACATTCTCTACGCGGAGGCAACCAAATGAACGGCGATATCGTCGAAGTCCCATTCAACGGGAGCATGATGATCGCGCAAAGGTTCGATGACGGTGAAATCTACGCGGCATTGAAACCGATTTGCGAGAACATCGGCATCGCATACAACGGACAGTGGGAACGACTCAACAGAACGCCATGGGCAACCGTTCGTATCATACGAACAGTTGGCGCAGACGGTAAACAACGTGACATGGTGGCAATCAGCCGCAAGACGTTGACCATGTGGCTCGCCACCATCGACACGAACCGACTCAGCGACGAGCAGGCACGCCATAACGTGACCGTCTACCAGAAGGAAGCCGCAGAAGCCCTCGACAAGTACTTCAACGAGGGTGGCGCAATCCGCGTTTCCGATGCTGATTCGGACGAGGACATCATGGCCCGTGCCGTGCTCGTCGCGCAGAAGACCATCAAACAAAAGAACCAGCAGATCGCCGAACAGCAGACGCGCATCGTGGAACTGGAGCCGAAAGCGCGGTTCGCGGACGCCGTAGCCGCGTCCGACGGCACGTGCCTGGTCGGCGAGCTCGCGAAGATGCTCCGGCAGAACGGGATGGACATCGGCCAGAACAGACTGTTCCGTCTTCTTCAGGCTGACGGGTATCTCGGCAAGTCCGGCTCGAATCGCAACGTGCCGACACAGCGTGCGATGGACCTCGGCCTGTTCCGCATCAAGGAGACCACCGTCACCCATGCGGATGGGCACACGACCGTCAGCCGCACTCCGAAGGTCACGGGCAAGGGGCAGCGCTATTTCATCGACCGGTACTGGGGTCGCGCTCAGCCGTCGTTGGAAGCGGGTGCGTGATGGTCTTGCAGCAGATGATGACCACCACACAGGTGGCGAGGCTTTTCGGGGCTGAGACGCCGGAGGAGATTCGGACGCGGCAGGGGTATCTGGCCCAGTTGCGTTTCCGTGGACAGGGCCCTCGGTTCGTGAAGCACGGGCGGATGATCCTTTATCCGGAAACGGCCGTGGCCGAATGGCTTGAGGAGGGCGAGACGAATTGCACAAGGAGCATTGCATGAACGACATTCGCAAGGCGTGCGTGAGGGCCGTGTTCGACGAATTCGAGACCCAGGGCGAAATAGTCCACCCATTCAAGGACGTGGATGCGGAGGCCATGAGGTCGCTCGGCCACATCGTCGGATACGTCGACCTCGACGTCACCGGTCTCGTGGACCTCATCATCGACACGATCAACAAGGAGCTGTGATGACACTCAGGAGAATCGACGCGGAAACGCTGCTGACGCCACCAGTACCGCCGAGGGGCACGGTGATCATGTTCGGTTTGACCGGCTATGCGATTCGCGTCACGGGCAAGGGCGCCAGCCTCATGGAACTCGACGTCGACGGAAGTCGCGAGCTGGCGAGCATCGGGAAAGACCAGGCAAGGACATTCATTCAAAAGATCGGAGGCGCAAGATGACGGACAACGATTATCGCATTGAGGACAGGTTCGAAAAGGGAAGGCCGAACTACACGCTCAGGCGTTTGAAGTTCACGCTGGCCGTGGTCGGTCTGGTCGTGAGCGTGACGCTCATGCTCACCTGGCATGGCGGCGGTCTGACGGGCGCGCTTGTGGTTGAGGGCGTGTATCTGGCCACGGCCCTGTGGCTGACGGTCAGGTTCGCTCCACGCGATGACGTGGATGGCGACGTCTGACCGTATCCGCCGGCGTACAAGGATGCGGACGGATGGCGGAGGCGTGGGTCCCTTCATCTCACATTGCATTTCACGCATTCACTCTCACGTCTTCCGCCGTCACGCCGTCTGCTGTGGGTTCGAATCCCGCCGCCGGCGCTTGGCCGGACCGTCAACGCCGCCCGCATCCCCGCTTCGTTCAGCTTTCTTGGTGGTGTGGGAACGATGGGCGCGATTATTTGCTGTCATGGCGCCCAGCGGTCCGGCTCATATCAATCAATCTCATATCAATCAAGGTCAAGGGAGGAACCGATGAAGGAGATTCTGCCGCATTGGCATTTCAGTCCGAACGCTCCGGTCAAGGACGTCGGCATGAAGGGGATGACGCGTGGCGACAGGGCGGTGGCTGAGGCGTGCCGTCGGGCGATGGAGACCGAGGCGTGGAAGGAGCTGGTGATCTTGGAATCGTTGGGCGTGCGTTTCAACGGACTGGTGGGCCGGTTCGTGTCCGAGGTGGCGTCTCCCGTGTTGGAGGTGATTCCTGGCGACAGTTTCCATCAGGGCGCGAAGGCTCAGTTGACGCACATGGTGAAGACCAGGGATGGTGGCGAGACCATCCGCATCATCAAGACTCTCGCCGTGAAAGGTAGGTTCTAATGGCTGGTGAGACGATCATCGCGGTGGTGGGCAATCTGACCGCGGATCCTGAGTTGAGGTCGACGAAGAACGGTCGGAGCGTGGCCGGGTTCACGATCGCGTCCACTCCTCGCACGTTCGACAGGCAGTCGAATCAGTGGGTCGATGGGGATGCGTTGTTCCTCCGCTGCACGGTGTGGGGTGATCTGGCCGAGCATTGCGCCCGTTCCCTCGCCAAGGGCATGCGTGTGATCGCGCAGGGCAGGCTGACGCAGCATTCGTGGGAGGACGAGCAGCATCAGCACCGAACTTCCATGGAATTGCAGGTGGATGAGATCGGGCCTTCCTTGAGGTACGCGACCGCGCAGGTGACGAAGTCGCAGCGTGGCACGGCTGGAGCGTATGGCAATCCGTCCTCCGCCCCGGCGGGCTATACGGGCGGAGCCACCGCTGCCGGTGCTTCGTTGCCGCCGTCCGACCCGTGGGGTCAGCCACAGGACAAATCGGCATCGTTCGGTGATTTCGGCAAGCCGGAATCCGAACCGGATTTCTAAGGACGAATCATGAGTATCACCATAGAGAATCTGCAAGTGGATGACCTGCATGCCAACCCGCATAATCCACGCAAGCAGGTCGGCGACGTGGAAGAACTGGCGTCGAGCATCCGAAGCCAGGGCATCAAACAGCCTTTGCTGGTCACGCCGAACGGCGAGACGGACATCGACGGACACAAGCAGTACCGGGTCGTGATCGGCCACCGCAGACTCGCCGCGGCCAGACAGGCGGGACTCTCGACCGTGCCCGCGATCGTCGAGGAGATGGACGCGCGCCGCGAACGCGAGATCATGCTCGTGGAGAACACGCAACGCTCCGACCTGACTCCAGTGGAGGAGGCCGACGGCTACCAAGGGCTTCTCGACCTGGGCGTGCGGGTCAAGGAGATGGCCAAGAAGACCGGACGCAGCGACCGTTTCGTCCGCAGACGGTTGAAGATAGCCAGAATCCCGCAGGAGACGCGCGACATGGCCTCCGACTTCAGCCAACTGACGCTCGACCAATTGGACAAGCTCGCCGAATTCGAATCCGACCCCGACATGCAACGCGAGCTCGCACGGTCCACCGACTTCGAATGGACGTACCAAAGGCTCGTCAGAGAGCGCGACAAGACGAAATGGTGCGGTGAGGCCGACAAGGCGCTCGCCAAGGCCGGCGTCAAGGTCGAATCCTTCCCCGACGGGAAGAACTATTGGACGTTCGAACCGCGCGGCTACAGGCGGCATAACATCATTTCCTCCACTCGGGATCCGTTCTGGAAGCAGTTCACGGGCGAGGATGGGTGGCCGGAATTCTGCGTCTTCAAGAACCACGGCGACTACTGCCTGTACGAGCCGATTCCACTCGACCAGCTCGAATGGGCTGAGAGCGCGAAAGCCGAACGTCAGGCCATCATGGCACGGGGGAAGGAACTCGACCGCAAGGCTAGGGACTTCGAGGCGATTGCGAGGGACACGCGTTTCGCATGGCTGAAAACCAACCTCCACACGCTCGCCCGCGAACAGACAGTGGCGGGAATCTGCGAACTCGCGCTCGCTGAGACGGTCGGCTGGCATTCGATGTTCGTGGGCCATCGCCTCCATGGCGAGGGTGTCGTGGAGGCGCTCATCGGTTTTGGATGGAATCTGCCGATTACTGAGCATGACGGCGACCACTGGTCGTTGGAATGTAAGGAGAACCTCGACCAGATCCGCATGGTGTTGAGGGACAGGCCGCTGCGGATCCTCGACGTGCTGGCCGCACGCCAGGAGGACAACGTCGATTGGCGTGCGTGGCGCACCATGCGCGGCGTTGATGAGATGTGCGTCTGGTACGGCGCATTGGAACACCTCGGATACCAGCCCAGTGCGGAGGAACGCGAGGCACTCAAGGGCGCGATGGTCGAAAAGGAGCAGGAATCATGAGTATGAAGGCATTGGAGTGGGCCATGTACGACGTGCCCGCCGAAATGGTCAAAGGAGCTTTGTTGCGCATCCTGCTCCTGCTTGCCGACCATGCTGACACGCAGGGCAGGGGAGCTTTCCCGAGCCAGAAGCGCATCGTGGCACTGACCGGATACAGCCGGCGCACCATCCAGAACGGCCTGCACGATCTGGAGAAGGCCGGACTGATTCGAAGGGGAGACCAGCGGATCACCGAGCACCTCGGCAAATACCGTCCGATCGTCTACGACCTCGCGATGAAGGATTTTAGAGGCGCAAAAACTACGCCCCTGAAACAACCGCCGCAAGAGGCGCAGACCACTGCGCCCCTAAACAAGTTGGAGGGGCGCAATCAGGGGCGCAAAAAAACGTCGCTAGGGGCGCAATCAGGGGCGCAACATGACTGCGCACAGAACCTATATAAGGAAGAACCGTATATAGAACCTAGAGAGAGTAACGCGCGCGCGAGAAAACCAATCCCAATACCAGCCGACTGGAAACCCACCGAAGAGCACCAGGCGCTCGCCGACAGGCTCGGCATCGACTGCGACATCGAGGCCGACAAATTCCGCGACAGGGCCCTCGACTTGGGAGCCCGCTCGGCCGACTGGAACGCGAAATTCCGCAACTGGCTCGTCAAAGGCAAGGAACGCGGATTCGCCACGCCAAAGGATTCCAACGCTCGCCGACGGTATACGTGGGGCAGCGAAGAGGTGAAACGCGTTCTCGGCCCGATCGCCTGCGAGGGCACGGACACGTACATGGAGCTCGCATGCAAGGTCGCCGACCTGCTCAACCAGGGCGTGGACCCGGACATGCTGCGCCGTCAGCTCGAGAACGTGCCCGGCGACGTATTGGCCGAACAATTGTTCGAACAGGAGGCGGCGGCATGAACGCCATGACCATCGCACACATGGCCGGCATCCTCACCTCGGCCATCCAAGCCGCCGACCGATTGGAACTTGACGCGCTCAAAAGCCCGGCGCTCGCCGATATGGACCTTGACTGCATCCGCGATATCAAACGCGACTGCTCGACCTGCATCAACCTGCTCGAACAAATCGGAAGGGAGCGACGATGAGCGACCGGCAATTCCAGGAATCGAAACGCATCGCCTTGCAACGTCAGGGCTGGCATTGCATGCGTTGCGGACGCAACCTGCACGACCCGAGCGTCTGGCCGGGCAGGAGCGGCCACCACCGGCAGTTGCGCCGTCGGGCCGACCCGACCATGCGCGACCTGCCGTGCAACATCGTCGAACTGTGCGGTTCCGGTACGACCGGCTGTCATGGTTGGACGCACGCGCATCCGGCCGAGGCGGAACGGTTCGGCTACATCATCCCGAGCTGGCGTGATCCACTCAACGCGCCGATCCGCGACTGGAACGGCGACTGGTGGTGGCTGTTGGATGACGGCACGGCGCAACGGCTCACGCAAATCGAGATCATCGAATGGCAAAGCAATTGGAAGGAAGAATCATGAGGAAACAGGACGAAGACCGGAACGTGAAGCCGGAGGCGCTGCTCTGGCTCGACTTCGAAACGACCGGCACGGACAGGAATGACAGTCTGCCGTTGGAGGTCGGCATGGAATGCACCGACGTGCTGGGCGAACATTCGTATGGATCCCTGCATCGCATCATCAGACCGGACTATCTCGACCTGTTGGACATGAGCCCGATAGTGTTCTCCATGCACACGGACAATGGTCTCCTGTTCGAACTGTTGAACGGTTCAGCCGGGAACGACTGCGTAGAAGCGGTCGCGAACGCCGTGGAGGAGTATCTTGACTCCCTCTCGCAACGCTTCACGCTGGTTCCGGCCGGAACGAACGTGGACTTCGACCTCGACTTCCTGAAACGTCTCGACCTGAACCCGGACAGGTGGCTGTCCTACCGCAAGTTCGACCTGACCACGCTCCGCCGGTATTTGAGGTTCATCGACTGTCCCGAGGATCCGTACAAGGGACATCGTGGCACGCACAGGGTGCGCGACTGCATCCGACGCGACATCAACGACTACAAGTGGTACCGCAAGCTTCTGAAGGGAGCATGGTGATGACAGCGGTCTCCATGATGCTCCTGTGCGCGGCCGTCCTGGTCGCTTGGATCGGAGGCCGGCCATGACGGTCCAGACGCATATGGCGTGGCGGTACCGGAATCCCGCCGACCTGATCGGCCGTCGATGCATCGCGCTCACCGGCATGGATGTCACGTTGGACGGCCCGTTGGATCTGATCCGGTTGAGTCCGGTCCACGCGGTCCTGAAATACCGGGGCATAGGACTGCACGTCATCGACTGCGACCTGCGCCACCATACGAACAAAACCTCGGACGGCATCCGCGCCGTCGTCATCACGGAAGGCAAACCATGAAACACACAAGAAACACCATCCAGCCGCACACCAGGAAATGGCACAGGACCAGCCCATGCCCATACTGCGGCACGAGGAAACCTGGCATCGAACGCTACGCCCGGATCATCGGAGCCACGATGCACTGCCTCTGGATCGCCGAATGCCATGGATGCCCGAACGCCATCTGGATCACCACCCCGGACGACGACATCAAAACCGCGATCCGCGGATGGAACCGATACGCCAACGGCGAATGGCGCAGGCACTAGGAGGGAACCACGATGAAAACCACATACGCCACACTCGCTGCCATCGGCATTACCATGTGCACGGCGCTCGCAGGATGCGGCACCGACACCACCGAAGACCTGCAGGCGGCAACCAGAGCGGAATGCACCGCGGCGATCCTCGCCGATGGCAAACCGGGCACGAAAGTGACATCGCAGGAATGCGAGATCACCCTCAAAGACACAAGGAAGCTTGATTGCGTGATCGTCGGTAGAGGCCTGTCCTGCGACTGGAACCACGTGAGCGGCGCGGACAAGGAGCCGGACCGATGAGCTACCGGGAAATCTATGAGCGGTACGTCATCTGCGACAAGTGCCATACAAGCCTTTCCGTCGATGACGCGACCGACGAGGACGCCGACAACGAGGCCGCCGACCGCGGCTGGCAATGTGACGGGCTCCAAGGCAGGCACTACTGCCCGCTCCACTGGCACGTCGAATGCCATGACTGCGACGTCACCGACGTTGGCTCACCGGACGAGCTGGAAGCCGCGGGATGGCACATCGACCGAGATTATCCATGCGACAGCCTCTGTCCGAACCACCGCCATCTCGCATGCCGCGAATGCCGCAAGTGGGATGTCGGACCTCTGCACCGGCTCGAATACGAGGGATGGCAGGTAAATGCAGACGATTTCAAGAAGAGCCTCTGCCCGGAATGCGTAAAAAACAAGAAGGAAACGAAATGAAAGTGAAGAAAATCCTCATAGACATGATCGTCAAATGGCATCAGGCCGGCTCCAGCCTCGACGAAATCGCGCCGCTCGTGCCGCAAGTGCCGAAAGCGGAAGTCGCCGCGATTATCCACCAGCACGACAAGGAGACCCGACTTTGACCGACTGCCAGCACTGCCATAAGCCCATGAAAACGGCGGCGGCGAACATGCTCTGCGCAAACTGCCGCGAAACCTACTGGACGCTGATCCGCCAGCTCGGACACGTCCAACTGCCCGCCCTGCGCAGCATTATGCTCCGTCAGGCGCACATCGGCCCCACAGGCCACACGCCAAACAAAGGCAACGCGCCACTGCCCATCGACACCCACGCGCAAGACCTCATCGCAGACAGTGAGGCATGGCTGGCCGAACAGGCAGGCAAAATCAGATCGGCATACGCTGGATACGACTGGCGGAAAGCATGGTATGCAATCATCAGCAACCGGCACACCATCCTCAACATGAGCACCGCAGCCGACGACTACGCCGCCCTGGAACACATCTTCCGACGCAACGAACAAGCCCTGACGCCGGAAGACGAGCTCATAATCCTCGGCACCTGTCCAAACTGCCACACGCTCCTCACCGGCACGCCAGAAGCCGAATCGGTCACATGTCAAGGCTGCCACGGTGAATGGGCTGCGCCAGCAATCAAAGCAGCACGAGACGAAAGACTATGGCAAGTGCAAATCACCGGCACACCCAGCGACGCGGCCAAAGAGCTGAAACGATACGGCCTGACCATATCACGCAACCTCATCAGCCAATGGCTCAAACGCGGCAAACTGTCGCACGCCACGCCGACGGAACACAAGCGGCAGTACAAGTTCAACCTCGGCGAGTTGGCCGCGCAACTTGACTGTCACCGTTGAAATGCTATACTGTCGTATGTTCGTAGAATGAATGGCCCAGCATAATGATAGCTGGGCCATCATCATATAAGCTTCGGTAGCTCAGTGGCAGAGCGCAAGGGATAGCACAGATACCTAGGACGGATACCTTACCGGCCATGGCTTCCTACTTCTTTAAATCGAATGTCCGTGATGATAAAAAGACAGTGCACCCCACACAAGCGCTGGTTCGACTCCAGCCCGAAGCACCACAAGGCGGTAACCACATGCCAGGAAGAACGCGCAAGACAAGCCGCCAATTCGAAAAAGACAAGGCCGCATTCTTCAACCAATGCAAGGCACAGCATGCAGTCTGCTGGTTGTGTGGTATGCCAATCGACTACAACGCAGTCAAGAACACCACAGATGACAGCTTCAACCTCGACCACATGTTCCCAGTCAGCAAGCATCCCGAACTCCAATTCGACCCAGCAGGCTTCAAACCATCTCACACCAGCTGCAACCGACTAAGAGGCAACAGTGACCCGCCAGCACCAATCGGAACACTCTCAAGACAATGGATAAAGACAGCATGAGCAAGGAGGCAATGATGCCACAGCAGCCAGTCACGCTAGAGCTCACCGCCACGATCAGCGACAAGACATTCCCCATCAGCTCATTCACCGTCAACATCCCAATCAACGTCACCCACAACGAAGTCAACACCTTCAAGGTCGGAGACACATACACCACACTCATCACTCCAAAACCACCAAACACAGACGAACTCATCACACGATTCACAAACGCAATCAAAGCATTCAAAACAGCATTCGAAACCAACCCCGACGGGGTAGGGGCGGTGAAATCCTGAAAACCACCCCGAACCGACCCACGTCCCGCGTGGTCGCTCTTCCTCTCCCCGATAATGTTTTTTGTTGATGGGTCGCGCGCGAAGGAGGCTCTATGACAGTCAAGAAGGGTGTTTCCGAGCGTCGTTTTCCTCATGAGTCCGTGGCTGACGCGTTGGAACGGTCTTTGCGCAATGCGAAGTCGTTGCGTGCTGAGAATGCGGCTGTCGTGGCCGCTGCGCGTATCCTTGCCGCTCGGATTGATTCGGTTTGCGAGACTGGTTTCATTGATGAGAACGGGAAATTGGACAATGTGTCGGTGCCGACGTTTTTGAAATACTGTCAGTCGCTTGGTTTGACGTTGGTGGAGCCTGCCAAGGTTGGGCGTCCCGCGAAGGCGAAGCCTGAGCCGAAGGCCGAGGAGTCGAAGAGCGGCAAGGTCATCGCGATGGATGAGTTTATGAAGCGTTTCGGCTGAGGAGGTTGCGATGGCGGCTGAGAATCTTACGGTTTTCGGTGCCATCGACGATGAGAGTCATGGCGTGACTTTGCCGCGTATCTTCACTCCGCCGCTTCGGCCGTTGACGAGGGAGACGAGCAATGGTTTCGCGGTGATCGCGTTCGCGGAGATCATGCTGCATGTCCACCTTTACCCGTGGCAGCAATGGCTTTTAGTGCATGCTCTCGAACTGCTTGAGGATGGCAGTTATCGTTTCCGCAAGGTCATCGTGCTTGTGGCCAGACAGAACGGCAAGACGACGCTTATGGGCGTGCTGGCCGCATGGTGGCTGTTCGTGGACTCCAACAAGCATCCCGACAGGGTGCCGCCCGTCAAATTCCTGGTGGTCGGCGCAGCGCAGACATTGGACAATGCGAAGGGTCCTTACAATCAGGTCAAAGAATGGTGTAATCCTGCTCCGGCGACCGATGAGGAAGAGGATCTGGTGATTCCGGATCTCGCCGCGATGACGCAGAAATTCGTCAACACGAACGGCGAGGAGGCGATCATCACCCGTTCGAAGGCCCGGTATATCGTCCGCGCCGATAAGAACATTCGCGCGAAGAGCGCTGCCCGCGTCGTGTTCGACGAGTTGCGTGAGCAGCACAATGACGATGGCTGGAACGCGGTGTCGCAGACCACGAAGGCCGTCTGGTCGAGCCAGTTGTGGGGCATTTCCAATGCTGGCGACTATCGCAGCGTCGCGCTTCGCAAGCAGGTGGACAAGGGCCGAAAGCTTGTTGACGAGTGGACTCGTCTGAGCGTCGACGGTGGCAATCCGGCCGACGTGTTCATGTCCGGTGAGCAGGATGGATCGTTCGGCTATTTTGAGTGGAGCGCGCCTGACAAGTGTCCGGTGGATGATGCCGACGCCATCCGGCAGGCTAACCCGTCGCTCGGCTATGGGCCGATGACCGTCATGAGCGTCAGATCCGACATTGACGGCATGACCGAGGCCGCGTTCCGCACCGAGGTCCTGTGCCAATGGGTGACAGCTGACATCATTCCTTTCATCAATCCGAAAATGTGGGCCAGCGGCCTTGATTCGCGTTCCACGATTCCGGACGGTAATCGTGTTGTCCTTTCCGTGGACACGTCGGCTGACCGTAAGACCACGTACATCGCCGCCGCCGGAATGCGTGCGGACGGGTTGCCGCACGTGGAGCTGATCGCCCGCCGTGACGGCATGCTGTGGGTGCCGCATTATCTCGACCTTTTGCAGGAGCGTTGGCCGCATATCACGGAGATCGCCGTGCAGGGCAAGGGCTGTCCGGCCGTGGACTTCATCGACCCGTTGACCGAAAAAGGGTGGACGGTGCATCTCATCGAAGGCTTCCGGTTGGGCGCGTGCTGCGGTCGTTTTCACGATCGCGTGCGTGAGGGGAAGTTGCGGCACCTGCCGCAGCCGGCCATCGAACAACAGGTGAGCGTGGCCGTGTCCCGGCGTCTTGGCGAGGTCGAGGTGTGGGACCGCACCAAGTCCGCATTGCAGATTTCCGGATTGGTAGCCGAATCGCAGGCATTGTACGCGTTGGAGACCATGCAGGCTGTGGATGTCGAACCGGCGAAGGCTTCCGCCTATTCGGGACATGGATTGATGATTCTTTGATTTTTTGAAGCGATTGGAGGTGTCTTATGGGCCTTTGGAGCGCCTTGAGGAACGTTTTCCAGCCGCGCTACAGCATTTCCTTTGATTTGTCTGACCAGATGGCCGTGATTCAGGGTCAGACGGAGGCCGAGCTTTTCAAGACACAGCCGCATTTGCGTACCGTGATTACTTTCCTGGCACGGAATGTCGCTCAGGTCGGTTTGAAGGAATTCGAGCGTGTCAGCGACACGGACAGGCAGCGTGTGACCGATGATGTGCTGATAAATCTGCTGAAGCAGCCGAACGGCACGATGACGGGCTATGAGTTGATGCGTCAGCTTGTGGCTGACTTGGCGCTTTACGATAACGCCTACTGGGTGGTCATGCAGACGCCTGATCGGGATGCCGACAAGTTCGGCAGCTGGCAGATTCAGCCGATTCCGCCATGCTGGGTGCAGGCGAAGCGTGATGGCAGTGTGTTCCAGCCGGCCTATTATCGCGTTTACCCTAATTTGGGCACGTCATACTATGATGTGCCGGCCGATGACATGCTTGTGTTCCACGGGTGGAATCCGGACGACCCGACGCAGGGCGTTACTCCCGTGAGGGCTTTGAAGGACATTATCAACGAGCAGATTCAGGCATGGTCGTATCGCACTCAGGTGTGGAAGCGCGGCGGCCGTATCGGCAGCGTGCTGGTGCGTCCGAAGGATGCGCCGGAATGGAATGACGCCGACCGTGAGCGTTTCATACGCGGGTGGAAGGAATTCACCGACAAGGGAGCGCAGGCCGGTGCCACGCCATTGCTTGAGGATGGCATGGAGTTGAAGCGTTTGGGCTTCAATGCTCGCGAGGAGGAATTCAGCGAGGTCACGAAGCTTTCGCTGTCCACCGTCGCAAGCGTCTACCATGTCTCGCCTGTCATGGTCGGCATCCTTGACAACGCGAATTTCTCGAATACCAAGGAATTCCGCAAGATGCTGTATTCCGAGACGCTTGGTCCGACCATGCGCATGATCGAGGACAGGATAAACACTTTCCTCGCTCCGAAGGTCGGTGCGCCGGACGCGAATTACATCGAATTCGACATCCGCAGCAAGCTTTCCGGCGATTTCGAAGAGCAGGCCAGTGTGATGAGCACTTCGGTGGGAGCTCCGTGGATTACGCCGAACGAGGCGCGCGCCAGCCAGAACCTGCCGCGCGTCGATGGCGGTGACGAACTGGTTGTGCCGCTCAATGTCACCAAGGGCGGCCAGTCAAGTCCGCAGGATGGAGGTGACCCGTCGCGTCCAGCCGACGGTTCGGCCATTGAATCGGATGACGGCGAGAAAACAGCCGCCATCGTCAATGCTTGGCATGACCGGTTGGAGAAGAGCGTCAGATCACGTTTCGGCGCCGGTATGGGGGTCGATGACATCAAATGGCTCAAATGGCAGAACGAACTGCAGGCCGACCTGACCATCAAGGCCGGTTTGGGGCAGTTCGATGCCGGTGTGAGGGCATTGCAGGAGACGGAGGACATGCGAACGCATTTCAAGGAGGTGCATGATGCACTTTAAGGATTTCGATTGCCGATTCAAGGCAGACGGCGAGGACTCGGCGCTCAAGGACGGCGAATTCATCGCCTACCCTTCCACTTTTACCCGCGAACCAGACTGCTACGGCGACGTGGTGGCGAACGGCGCGTTCGACAAGACGATCAAGGCATGGCAGGACAGCGGCAACACGCTGCCGGTATTGTATGGGCATCGTATGGATGACCCCGATTACAACATCGGCGGCGTCGATTCGATGGGCGAGGACGATCACGGCTGGTGGATTAAAGGCCATTTCGACATGGACTCTCCGAAGGCCGCGCAGGTCTACCACCTGATCAAGGAAAAGCGTCTGACACAACTGTCCTTCGCATTCGACGTGGTGGACGAGGGCGAGGTTGAGCTTGATGACGGCACCAAAGCCAACGAATTGCGTGAGCTGAAGGTGTATGAGGCATCCTTCGTGCCGATCGGCGCAAATCAGGATACCGGCATCGTGGACGTGAAGGCCGCGCTGAGCCGGTTGAAGACCGGACGCCACCTCTCACAGAAGAATCTAGACATTCTCTCGCAGATCGCCGATGACCTGACAGGTCAGGCGAAGAAGCTCAAGGATTTCGTGGCTGAGAACACCACTCAGTCCGACAACAACAATGACAATGACCAGAGTGACGATGCGAAGGCATCGGATGCCGGTGCAGCCAAGAACGAGGAGCCTGAAGGGGCCAAGTCCGAGGAGCCGGACGGTTTTTCCGAAGCGGAAGCGTTGCAACTCGCAATCAAAATAGCCCAAATGGGGTGGAAAGGGGAGTGACCGTAATGGCATCTCTCAAGGAAAAGCGAGCCGCGCTTGTCAAGCAGCTCGAAGAAAAGCAGGGTCTGCTGGCCGCTGGCAAGGCGGATGGCGACACCATCGCATTCGTGAAGAACGCGCTGGCTGAGATCGAGGGCATCGACCGTCAGATGGATGGTATGAAGCAGGCCGATGACCTGCTCACGCAGATCGGCCAGCTCAATGCCAAGTCTGGCGTGCAGCATGTCGGTGGCTCCGATGCCATCCATGCCAAGAGCGTCGGCGAATATTACGTCAAGTCCATGCAGACGGCGGGCTTTGACGTGAAGTCCGCCATCGCTCATGGCTACGAGGTCGAGTGCAAGGCGAACACCGACACCAATGTCGAGGGTGCGCCGTCTGCCGGTTACACGCCGTATCTGACCCAGACCGATACCGAGCCTGCTCGCCCGTATCAGCGTCCGCTGGTCGTGGCCGACCTGTTCTCTACCGGCGCCATCACCGGCACCGTCCTGCAGTATCCGGTTTTCGATGAGCTGGAAGGCAACGCCAAGATGGTCGAGGAGACCGGCGCAGCCCCGCAGGTCCATTGGAAGGACCCGACTTGGAAGCAGGACAAGATCGGCAAGGTGGCCAGCTTCTTCGGCATCAGCGAGGACATGATGGATGATCTGTCCTGGGTCATCGGCGAAATCAACGACGCCGCGCAGTATGACCTGAAGCTGCAGGAGGAGACGCAGCTGCTGTCCGGCGATGGTAGTGAAAACAATCTGACCGGCCTGTTCAACCGTGGAATTCAGACGATGGATAAGGACGAACTGTCCGACGCCGACCGCCTGTCCAAGGCGGCCCTGCAGATCACCACCACCACCAACTTCCAAGCCGACGCCTACGTGATGAACCCGCTTGACTTCTGGAAGCTGACCATCGCCAAGGATGCGAACGGCAACTACCTCAACCTGACCGATGGGGCCAAGCTTTGGAACATCCCGACCGTGGCCACCGCCGCAATCACCGAAGGCACCGCGCTGGTCGGCGCCTTCAAGAGCGCCAAGGTGCTGCGCAAGGGCGGTCTGGTCGTGAAGATGACCGACTCCGACACCGACGATTTCCTGCATTTCAAGCATAAGTGCCGCGTCTCCGAGCGTCTGGGCCTGCAGGTCAAGTATCCAAAGGCCTTCGTGAAGGTCACTCTCGGTAAGGCGGCCTGATCATGACGCAGAAGTACGTGCGCTTCGCCACTCCGAAAGAGGCGAACGTCGACAAGACACAGGATGTGGCGGAGCTTGTGGCGCTTGACGCCAAGGGCAAGCCGGTCACTATCGGCGGTGCCGTCTCTCTTCCGGTGGCGAAGAATGTGCCAAAGGCAGCTTCTGACGCGCCGACCAAGCAGGAATTCGATGCGCTTATCGATTCTCTGGTGGCCGCTGGCCTGATGGCAGCCAAGTAATTGATTGGGGGTGCAGCATGACTGCCGTGATTGGTGATCTGATTCCAAGCGCCGACTCTTTCCAAGTCGATGCCGGTTTCAAGATGAGGGCCGCTCAGGCTGCGATTCGCAAGTATTGCGGCTGGCATGTCGCGCCTTCCGTCACCCGCACGATTCGCTTGGATGGTCATGGCGGCGACTCGCTGCTCTTGCCATCCAAGCATGTGACCGCGCTCTCGAGCCTCAAGCTCGATGGCGTGGAGCACGTGCAGGACGCGCGTTTCGGCGAGGCTGGGAGCCTCGTGCTGGTCAATGGCGTCACCTTCCCTGATCTGCCGGGGAGTGTGGAAGCGACCATCACTGATGGCTGGGATTTGGAGGATGTGCCGGAAGTGCAGATGATCCTGCTGGACATCGCGTCTCGTGTGATGCAGGTGCCCGGCACGGTATCCTCCCAATCCACGAATGGCTCAAGCGTCACCTACCGGTCGGGTTCCGATGGTGGCGTGCCTAACGTGGCGCTTTTCGATTCCGAGAAGCGCACGCTGCAGCCTTACCGCTTGTCGTGGGGGGTGAAGCCGTGACTTCCGCGTTGGATTATCTCGGCCATGGCTCGTCCTTCAGCATGCCGGGCGCCACCAAATGGCGGCGTCTGCGCGCCTCACGCAAACCCGACCCGTACAATCCCGCGCAGACCACCGAGGACTGGAAGCACCCTGCCGAATTGGAAGTGCATGGTGCCCTGGCTTCGAGCACTTCGACTCGCACGCCCGACGTTTTGGACGTGCAGACCACGTCGACTGCGGTGCTCACCGTGGCCGACCCGAACGCGGACATCCGGCTTGGTGACCGTATCCGACCCGAACCGGCCGATGGCCGCATGTGGGAGGTCAGCGGTTTCCCCAATCGCGATGTCAACGCCTTTACCGGCTGGCAGCCCACGTTGGAAGTCCAGCTCACCGAGTGGAAGGGGTAGCCGATGGCCGGAAGTGGACAGACCAGTATCAAGTTCAACGACGCGTTTTTCGACCAGATCCTCAACTCGGCCGACGTCAGGGCCTTGACCCGTGGAGCTGCCGAAAAGGCGCTCGGCGTGGCCAAGGCGAACGCGCCCGTGGACACGGGAGCCTACCGCGACGGCCTGCAGGTCAAGGCCGTGCAGCACGCGCACCGCACCACCTACATGGTGGTCGGCACCGACGCGAAGACCATGCTGGTCGAATCCCAGACCGGCAATCTGCGCAAGGCGTTGAAGGCGGCGAAGACATGACGTTGATACTGCCTCCCGACATGGAAGGGTTCCTCTGCGACTACCTGCGCGCCAATATCACCGATGTGACTGGCTTGCAGGTAGGCAGCAAGAAACCTCCCGACTATCAGGGCGCGTATCCGCTCGTCACCGTCCGAGACGATGGCGGCAACGCTGACGGGCTCGGCCAGTTCGACCGAAGCATCGGCGTGAACGTGTATGGGTGGAGCCGTCAGGACGAGAAGCCCTGCAAGGATTTGGCCCGCCGCGTGTACGCCGTGCTCACCGAGCATCCGGCAATCGCTCTCGCCAAAGGCTCCCCCGTCATCAGCGTGGACGATTCCTCCTGCAACGGCCCCTACCCGGTTTCCGACGATTCCGACACCGCGCACTACTACCTGATCGTCGAATATTCGACGATCGGCGAACGTTGAACATTTTCCAGCTTTTCACTGCCCCGCATATTCTGCGGGGCTTTTTGTTTGAAAGGACATTATTATGACCGCTGACGCGCAGGGCAACGACCTTACAGCCGTCAAGAACGTAGTCACATCGAAAATCATCATCGGCACCTACGATGCCACGAAGAAGCTGACCGCCGCGCTCATCGCCCCCACGGTGGTCGACCCGCAGACCGGATTGGCCGACATTTTCGGCAGCGACTCCTCCGCAGTGGGCCTCATCACCTCCGATGGCGCGCCTCAGGACGCGCGTGACGCGGACGATGCGACGGAATTTCACCAGCAGGGTTATACGATGAACGCGGACCCGACACTGACTCTCGCGTTCACTGTCGCGGAGGACAATCCGACCACGCGAAAGCTGACCATCGGCACCCCCGATTCCGATGGCGTGTACCACGTGCAGGACATCGTGCAGGACACGAAATGGTTCGCATATCAGGAGACCGTGTACAAGAGCGGGGTGGTGCGTCGTCGTCTGGGTGTCATCCAGATCACCGGCAACGAGCCCGCGCAGGATACGCGCGGCGAGGTCTCCGGTCTCGGCCTGACCGCAACGTGGCAGGTGGATGCCACGGTGGATTCCGGCAACAGTCGTTACCTCCAGTCCTATGTCGATCCGACCGCCACATTGAACCCAAAAGGCTGACGCCTCTGACGGTGACGGCGACGGCCCGTAAGGGCGGCCAGACCGTCACCGTGAAAGAGGCCGTCGTATCCGGTCTCCAGAGGAGCTACAGGATTACCGCCGCCAACGCGAAGCCCACGGTGGATTACGACACCGTGGTCAACACAGCCTCCGGTTGGCTCGAGTGGCCAGCGAACGGTCAGGTTTCGGGCACCGCGAAACAGATCGTCACCGTGGTCGACAGCACCACGAGCGGCGCGAACGCACGCGCCAAGGGCGAGGCGACGCTGCCGGCACCGACCGCCTGACAGCAATCAGAACGTTCCGTGCGCGTGGTCCTATCCGCGCACGGAACTCCAACCCATTGATAGGAGACCAACACAAAATCGACAGGAGCACATTATGGCAACCACGAATAAGGCATGGACACCGACCACGGCGGATTTCGACGCATGGAACGAACAGGACGAGGCCGAGGCAATCGCCGAAACCGCGAAACAGGTCAAGGTACGTCACATCATCAAGAACAACGAGTATTGGGCTCTTTCCCCGTCCGGTCATATCTACAAGCTCCCCTTGTTCCTGAGCATCGAGAATTTCGATGCACTGTCGAACGCCGCATCGGACACGGAAAGCGTCGAACAGATCAAACGCATCCTCGCCGTGTTCGCCGGCGACGAGCAGGCGCGTGAACTCGAGAAGGAGCCCATGCAGGTGGCATTCAATCTTTTGCAGGACTACGGCCTGATGCTGTCCAAGTCGCAGGGCGTGGAACTGGGAAAATCGCCGGTTTCTGCCGACTCCTCAACTCCGAAGACGGAGTAAGGATACGCGCCGACTTCGCCCGCCACGGGTGGAGTCTGGAAGCCGATTTGGGCGGTCGGCTGCGCTACGCGGATGCCATCGCCCTTTATCAGAGCATGGCCGGCGACCCCGCATCCTATGCGGGTGCCGGCGCTCTCAACCTCGCGTTCCCGATGGACGCGACGGACATCGTTATTCTTCAACTCGTCGGTGCACGCTCGCTGCTCGGCGACATCGGGGGCACCCCACAGGCCGACAAGCCGACCGTGGATGAAATACGCGAGGCCGAATCACACATGAGCGGACTATTCGACCGGTAGAAAAGGTGGTGGCATATGACTAACGGCGCTGAGGTCGGTACCGGCCATATCTCGATTTTCCCCTCGATGAAGGGCTTCCGCTCGGCGGTCAACAAGGAGATGCAGGGTGCCGGCAAGACCGGCTCCAACCGTTTCTCCAAAGCATTCGGAGACGGCAGGAAAATCGGCAAATCATTCGGGGACAATTTCAAGAAGTCATTTGCCGACTCCTCCGGGAACATGGCCAAGGAAGCCCTGAAACCATTCCAGAAGGACGCGGCACAGGCCTCGTCCAAAGCCTCCGCCGCACTGCTCAACTACAGGCAGGCCACAGTCAACGTGCAGGCCGCCCAAGAGAAACTCAACGCGGCCATCGCCAGATACGGGTCGGATTCGACTCAGGCGCAGACCGCCTCCATCAACCTCGAGAAAGCCCAGTTGCGTCAGGCCACCGCTCTCGACAAGTCCAACGACGCCGCCGAACGGCTCGCGGACGCGAAGAAGACGCTCAAGGCCGCCGAGGACGAACTCGCCAAGGGTACCAACACGGTGTCCGGGTCCGTGAAGACGATGGCGAGCTCGTTCGCGGCCGGATTCTCCAGCATCAGCCGAGGCCAGAGCTCGTTCACCGGACTTTCCGGCGCATTGGGTTCGCTCGTGCGCAGCCTGCTCGGCGTGGATGCCATCTGGAAACCGTTGGGCGCGAAGATCAGCGGCTTCGCCAGCGCGGCAGTAGCCAAACTCAGCGGCTTCGCCGTGCAGGCCGGGGCGAAAATCCAAACCGGACTCAAAGGGGCCATCAGCGCCGCCCAGCAAACCCTCAAAGGATGGGGCGGCAGCATCGCCGCCACCGTGTCAGGCATCGCCAAACCAATCGGCGCGGCAATCACCGCATGGACGCAACCAATCCGCGACTGGGGAAGCAGAACCGGCAACACCATCAAAACGGCAGTCGCTACTTGGACCGCACCCATCCGCTCATTCGGCGGCAAAATCGGCTCCGCCATCGGAGATGTCGCAGGAAAAGTAGGACAGAAACTCGCGCCTGTTGCCAACGTAGCCAAGAACTACTTCGGCAACATCGCCACCGCCGCCGGAGCCGTATGGTCCAAACTCCCAGCCGGAGCACAGACCGCCGCCGGGGCAATCGGCAGCACGCTCGGCAACCTCGCCTCCAGCGCGGGCAACGCATTCAAGAGCCTCGCTTCCAGCGCCGGCTCGCACCTCAAGAGCCTCGCCACCGGAGCGGTCGCCGCAGTGGGAGCGGGCATCACCGCCATCGGAGCCACCGTGCTCGCCACAGGCAAGCAGGCGCTGGCCGCCTACGCCACGTGGGAGCAGGCGGTCGGTGGCGTGGACACCCTGTTCAAGGATGCCAACGGCACGGTGCAGAAGTACGCGTCCGAAGCGTACAAGACCGCGGGCATCGGCGCGAACGACTACATGAACCAGGTCACGAGCTTCGCCGCAAGCCTCGTGAGCTCGCTTGGCGGGGACACCGCCAAGGCTGCCGAGATGGGCAACCAGGCCATCATCGACATGTCGGACAACGCCAACAAGATGGGCACCGACATAGGCAGCATCCAGCAGACCTACCAGTCGCTCGCCCGCGGCAATTACGCCATGCTCGACAATCTGAAGCTCGGGTATGGCGGCACCAAGAGCGAGATGGAACGCCTCATCTCGGATGCGAACAAGCTGCCCGGCGTGCTCAAGGACGGCAACGACCTGAGCATCGACTCTTTCTCTGACGTGGTCGAGGCCATCAGCCGAGTCCAGAAGGAGATGGGCATCTCCGGCACGACCGCAGATGAGGCAGCCAAAACCATCGAGGGTTCGGTCGGCGCGATGAAGGCCGCATGGCAGAACTGGCTGGCCGGTTTAGGCAACGAGAACGCCGACATGGGCGCTCTCAGCCAGCAATTGGCAGAATCCATCGGCACCGCGTTGAAGAACATCGTGCACCGAATCGGAGCCATCGCCAGGGGCGTCGTCTCTGCGATACCCTCACTGTTCAACAGTCTCGTGGATCTCCTACCGGCACCGTTCCAGAAAGCGGTGGATGCCGTCGGGAGCGTGTTCAAGAACCTCGGCAATGCTATTGCTCCAGCACTCGCTGCGTTCACAGCGCTGGGAATGGGCGGCATCGCGCCTTTGCTCTCTAAAATTCCACTACTCGGCGGCGTATTGGGAGGATTGGCTGGACCGTTGAGTGCACTTGGCGGCCCTATCGGCATGGTGGTGGCTGCAATCGGGACACTTATTGCCACGACTCCTGAGCTCAAGAAAGCGTTCGGCGATCAGGCAAGAGCCTTGTTTGAACGGTTCAAAGCCGAGCTCCGATCCATGAAGCCGGTATTTGACAAGCTGTCCGAGACCTTTAAGGCTACAATCAAACAGATCATGCCGGTCATCACGGACGCGTTGGGCACGCTCGTCCCCGTGGTCGGCCTGATCATGCAGTCGCTGCTGCCGCTCATCCCCACAATCATGGAACCGCTCATGGCGGCACTGGAGGCGATTCTGCCGGTCATTGGTCAGATCGTGTCCGGCGTGCTGCCCCCGCTGGCGGAGATGCTGTCCGCGCTGCTGCCAGTCGCCGGTCAGATCATCGGCATGATAGTGCAGGTCGCCGAGCAGATCGGCGCGCTGCTCGTGCCCATCATCCAGCAGCTCATGTCGTTCATCAGCCAGATCGTCGCCGTGGTCGTGCCGATCGTCCAGCAGATCGTCACGGTCGTCACCGGGGCGGTGACCGGCATCATCGGTATCATCCAGCAGCTCATGCCCGTCATCCAAGGCATCCTCAGCGTCGTGGGCACTGTGATCAGCGCGGTCATAGGCTTCATCACCGGCTCGCTACTGCCAGCAGTACAGGCCATGCTCCCCTACGTGTCCGGTGTCATCAACGGCATCGGCGGCGTCATCAAAGGCGTGGTCGGCGTCGTGAGCGGCGTGATCAGTCTGGTCTCCAACCTCATCAGCGGTAACTGGCAGGGCGCTTGGAACAGCTTCAAAAACATCCTGTCGAGTGCGGCGGGCGCGGTCGGCGGTCTGATGTCCGGCGTCGTCTCCGCGATCAAGGGCGTGTTCGCCGGTGCCGGAAGCCTGCTGGTCGGCGCGGGCTCGCAGATCATCAGCGGCTTGTGGTCCGGTATCAGCGGTGCCATCGGCGGATTGTACGCGAACATCAAGGGCGCTTTGAGTGGTCTGGTCGATAAGGCCAAGGAGGCGCTCGGCATCCATTCCCCGTCGCGAGTGTTCAGGGATGAGGTCGGTCGTTACATTCCGCCCGGCATCAGCGAGGGCATCGACAAGGCGACACCCGCCATGCAGCGCAACATAGTCCGGCAGGTGCAGGGCGTGACGGATGCCGCCCAATCGGCTTTCGGGCCGATGACGCTGCGCTCCGCCATCGGATTGGACGATTCAGTCGCTTCGGCCACCACCGGCAACGGTCCTTCCGACCTTGCGACCATCATCACCGAGATTCGCGGCCTGCGCTCCGACCTGCAAGCATTGCATGAGGATTTGGGCCCGACCATCGGCAAGTACGCGCCGACCATGAGCATCCGCGAGTGGAAGCGCGCGCTCAACATCATCTGATTGGAGGCATGGTTTGCAGACAATGACCTACCGGTGCGGCTCTACTCCGGACCGCACCGTGAACCTCATCGACCCTGCGGGGCTCATGGTCAAACGCATCGAACCATTGCGCACGCACGCGTGGGAGGTGGAGTTGGCCGCTCACGGCATTGACTCCGCCTCCCTCAACGCGTCAAGCGTCCAATTGGAGGCCACATGCGCCGACCTCAACGTGCTGGACGTGGCTGGCCCTCTGTTCGACGCGGACGTTAAGGCCGTGGCCTCGTCCCGTAGCAAGGCCGATTCCGGTCTGCTCACCGTGGACGGCTGGTCGCAGACCGCGCTCGTCACCGGCATCGAACCATCCTATGACCCGCCCGGCCCCGCGAAATACACGCTCACCGTCGCATTGCTCGACGGCCTGTGGCGCAAGCGCGACGACGTGCAGCATTTCTGGTCGGACGCATTGCAGCCCGGCTTGGATTTGGATTATCCGCATGATTATCCGCATGATTACATGCCGACGACGCGAAACGCTTCGGTCGTAAACAGCGCGGTTTCCGCGATGCCGTTCGAGATGGTGATCTACGGGCCGGTCAGCGAGCCGTCGATCACGATGGGAGGCAACACATATGAGTTGCATATGGACATCCCCAGTGGCGCGTATGTGACCATCAACAGCGTCGAGGACCAGCGCAGCATTGTCATGACGGCCGAAAACGGCGACATTACGAACGTGTTCGACAAGGGCGAACGAGGCAGCGGCCTCAACTCCGGCAGTTATATCTTCCAGCCGGTGCCGGCCGGAGAACACCAGGTGCAGTGGAACGGCTTCGGCTTTGACCTGACAGTGATCCAGGAGAGGAGCACGCCGTCATGGTGGATCTGATTATCACCGATTCCAATCATGTCGATGTCCGTTCCGTCGCCGACTACACTTTGGATTGCGCGTGGGGCAAGGAGGAAAACGATTTCGAGCTTGTTCTGAGCGGCGCGTCCGCCATTGATGCGGGTGCCTATGTCTACGTCGACGGAAGTGAGTGCGGTGGCGTGGTGGATGCGATGGAGGACCAGCTTACTTCCGGTGTCAGCACTCTCACCTATTCGGGGCGCACGTGGCACGGCATGTTGGCGAACAAGATTTTGGAGCCTGATAGGGGCAAGGATTATCTCACCGTGAGCGGCACGGCCAGCACGGTCATCGGCTCGCTCATCAGTCGCGTCGGCCTTGACGGCGTGTTCGACGCGGTGGGCTCGCCCACTGCCGGCGCGCAGACCATCAAAAGCTACCGGTTCGACCGCTACACGGACTGCTATACGGGTTTGCGGAAGATGTGCGCGGCCAACGGACTGAAACTCAGGCTTGCTTATGCGTCCGGCCGGGTCAACATCTGGGCCGAGCCGGTTGCGCATTACGGCGACTCGATTGATTCCGATTTGATCGATTTCGACGCGACGCGCACGTGGAGGAAGCCGAATCATCTCATCGGCCTGGGCAAGGGCGATTTGGCGGCCCGCGTGGTCGTCCACTGGTATGCGGACGCGAAAGGCAACGTCAGCCAGACCCAGTCGCTCAGGGGCGTGGACGAGATAACGCAGGTCTACGACTATTCGAATGCCGAGACCGCCGAACTCAACACCAAGACCAAGGAAAAATTGCAGGACCTGCAATCCGAGGGTGACGTGAGGGTCACCGTCCGCGACGACGCGAATGTGGTGTTCGACGTTGGCGACACCGTGACCGCAAGGGACAATCTCACGGGCATCACCGTCAACGCGACTATCAGCAAGAAAATCGTCAAGGTCTCGGGCGGCGTCCTAAGCGTCGATTACGAGGCCGAATAGAAAGGAACGTCATGGCCAAGAACAACGACTGCATCGTCGCCGAATGCGACCGATGCGGAAAATTCGCCTGGTACACCCCATCGAACGCGGACGCCCTGAAAAACGACTGGTGGGACGTGCAACGCCTCGACGCCGACGGCAACCAACACGGCTACTACTTCTGCTCCAACTGCCACCAGGAATACGTCAACCGTCTCAGGGACGCCGACAACAGCTTCGAATCATGGAAGAAGAACGGAGGCAGGCAATGACCATGGAACTCGTCACCGGGCACGCGGGCGAACCCCACGTCACCGCCGCACAGGACGCGGCCCTCCACGCAGGCGTCATCGGCGGCGACGACTACGTGCTGTCCACAAAGGACCGATTCGCCATCAACGTCGTTAGCGCCAACAAGGTCACCATCGCTGGCGGCGATCTTGTCATGCAGGGCTACCATGCCAGCAACGACAAACCCGCCGACCTCATCATCACCAACGGCAGCCAAGGCCAAAAAAGAAACGACATCATCTGCTGCCGCTACACCAAAGTCGGCGACTCCATAGAATCCGCCAACCTCGTCGTCGTCAAAGGCACACCCACAACCGGAACCCCGGTTGACCCCACCCTCAACACAACCCCCATATCGCAGGGAGCCACCACCTACGACATGGCGCTGTACAGAGTCCCGCTCGACGGCATCACCATCGGCGAACCCGAACCCATGTTCAACATCCTCCAACCAATGTCATCCGTGTGGGATTCCCTAACCCCTGTCACGGGCC